CGCCGCGAGAACCTTGTCGACCAGCCCGTCCCAGCGTTTCCCTGCCTTGCCCGTGATGGCCTTTACGTCCTCTTTGATCTCCTTGACGTCTCCCTCAACGGTCTCCTGCTTGGTCGCCAACACCTCGACCGATGTTGCCAGCCTGTCAAGCGCCGTTTGGTGCTCTTGCAGCTCGTTGATGCGGTGCGTATTGCTCTTGCATCGGCTTTCGATCAGAGCGATCTCTGCGTCATCGTAGTGCTTTGCATTATCCATATCCCGCTCCCTTTCTGCGGTCTTAGACCGCCGTGAAATAGTTCCCTACCAACTCGTGTGGCAGATACTGCAAGACGATCTTCCCGCCCGCGGCCTCGCCGGTACGCTCGCACAGGTATAGCTTAGTGTCTTCGGGGTCTTTGTAATAAAGACCATACTCGTACTCCATGCCGCGAGCGGCCGGAATCGGGTCATCTTGAGTACCCGCGTGGTCGACGTTGATGATCGTCCACATGGCAGGGGTGGAATGCGGCGGCCAGTTCTCTTGCGTGGTGTGGCCCTGACCTTTGTTGACGCGGTAGACGTGCAGCACGCCGCTTTCGTCCGTATCACTGCGGCGGTCGCCGGGCTTGACGGTCTCGCCGATGTGATCCGCCCAGCGCGGGAACAGCTCGGGCGACTTCGCCGCCTCGCCGTCAGAGAGCGACGCGCTGGCCTGTTCGATCATCGGTCGCAGCCTTGCCGCGCGCTGCGGCGTGATGCTCTGACCGACCAGCGCCGTTACGGTCGCCGCCGAAAGCTCGGATTCCGTGGGCTTGCCCATCTTAATGCTGACGGTGCCGTCGCGGTGGTCGGTGATGTCGCCAGCAAGGCTGTACTCGCTGTTGTCGTACTCGTTGACGACCTCTTTGGTCTCGCCCGTGGGCTGGCCCTGCTCGTCCAGCACGTCCTGCGTCTCGCGCTGCACAATGCTCCACGGGGTATTGTCGGGCAACAGTGCCACTACGGCGTCGTAGGACATGGTCAGATAGATGGTTTTGGTATCACGGCCGTTCCAGTTGCGGTCAACAAGGTTGCCGTTGACCGTAGCGGGATATTCCGTGTTGTTGACTTTTACGTAGATACTCATGTGCTGCTCCTTTCTTATTGCGGCGTGGCGTTGGCTTGCAGCCACGTCAAGAGATCACCGGTGGGTAATTCATCAAAAGTGATGGTGCGGTATACCTCCCCCCGCCAGCCGTTTCGGTAGGCGAGTTCCCTGGTCTCGTTAAACTTTCTATAGTAGATTAAAGTTCTTACACCGTAAGTGTCGTCGTAGTCTCGGATAAGATGGTCGTAGGTAAAGCCATAATAGCCAGACACAAAGCTGACAGCAATCCCGCTACTATACCCCCAGAATTTGTCTGGCTGCGACGTTATATCAATGGTTTCGTTGAAGTACCACGTCAAGCTCACATCTGGCTCAAAGTTGATGACATACCCCGTCCCGTTGATGAGCGTCCTGCCTTTCTTGATGTTGTACACCGTGCCGTTGACGAGGCACTTCCCGCCCTTAACGTCGTAAGCAGTGCCGTTGACGAGCGTTTTTGGTAATGTAGGGGTTTTACTTTTCGTCGTAAAGCTTCCGGATTTATCGTACTGCGATCCTGCTGTCACCCAACCCCCGGACGTTTTTTTGTAGTAGAGTGACGCGCTCCAGTTGTACGTTGTCCCCGGCGTCAGCCCCGTGATGTCGAGAGAAAAAGTGTTTTCGCCTCCGCTTGTCTCCGGCGATAACGCAGAAAATGTCCCGACGCCGCTGACGGCAACGTCCATGCGCCGCTGACCTTTATAGCTGCTTGACCCTCCGGAAAACTTTCCGACTGCGTGGGCGATAGTCCCGTTGCTAGAATCCGGCGTTATCTCTACAGTAAATGTAGCCATTTCCGCCTCCTTAGCCGTACACCCAGTTGATCGCGTAGTCCTCGGTGGGCGTGGTCTCCGTGCTCACGAGTGTCTGCTTGACAATGTTGCCGGATGCGATATAGTCGCTGCCGCGCGTCGCCGCCACCAGCCCGCCTGAGCCGTTGCCCTTGAGAATGTTGGTCGTGGATGGAACTGTTGGAACACTGACCGTGACCGCGCCCGTCTTACCATTGACCGACGTGACAGGATACGGTGGCGGATTGTTCTTACTGTACTGCTTGACGTTGTCCACATTGCCGAGGTCTACATCTCCCTTTGCAAGGCTCACCGCGCCTGTCTTACTGTTGACGCTTGTAACCGGCGCACTCTGCAAGGCACTGTCAGCCTTGCCCAAACTCGCCTGCACGTCGCTTGCAAGGTCGGATTTTGCCACCGTGGACTTAAAAGCCAGAGTGCCGAGGTCGGCGAACCACTTCGCGATTTTGCCGAACAGCACGGAGAGCTTTTCACCCGTCGCAATATTTGCGCGGGTTCTCGCTGCCGTGAAAGCCGCCGTGACATTACTGCCGTCGCCGGTCTTGTCCAGCTTATTGACGAGCGCCGAGTACACGCCGCCGGACTGTACGGGGTTCGCGCTGCCCTGCGTAGGCGTTGCGTCGGTAGTTACCTTGACGTCCTTGATAGCGTTGTCAATGTATGAAAAGATGTCCTGGTGCTTGTTTTGAGGGTCATACACTGAGGCCAGCATGTCACCCGTACCAGCACCAGAAGCGCCACGGCAATAGCCTGCGTCATAGCTCGTGCCGTTCGACAGCGTCACGATAAGGTGATAGTCGCTCTGCCGGATGGTAATACCGGTAATTGTGGGAGCATCCGTGCCGGGGCTGCCCTGCGGACCTTGGATGCCCTGTTCACCCTGTGGGCCGGTGTCGCCTGTTGCACCTTTTTCGCCGGTTTCACCCTTGTCACCCTTTTCGAGCACAAGGTTGAGCACCTGATTTGGGGCTTCTCCGGTAATGGTCGCGCTCGCCACCTTGCCGGACGTGACCGAGCCGATGGTCAGCACGTTTGCGGGGCCTGCGGGGCCTTGGGGGCCGGTCGCGCCTGTTGCACCGGTCTCACCTTGTATGCCTTGTTTACCCTGCGGACCGGTCGCACCCGTCGCACCTGTCGCACCGGTGTCGCCCTTGCTGCCCTGCGGGATGCCAAGCGCCAGCGTACCAGTCGACTTATCGTAGGTCGCCGTTGCCAAACTTCCTGCGGGCAGTGTTGTCACCGTGACCGATACAACGCTCAGCGTGACGAAGTCCAGCAGCGTTGCGCCTTTGAGCTTTTTCGCTGTGCCGCCCTGCTGCAAAACAAAAAGATCTTCGTTGGTGATTTGTGTTGCTTGAGTGAGGTCGGAAATTGCTTTATCAGCCATCTGTTACCTCGCTTTCCGTCTCGGCAGCTTTCGCGGGCGGCTCTGCGGGTACGTGCGCCGCCTGCTGGTCGAGCCGCTCGAGGATCGCATATGCCTGCCGCAGCTCTCCCTTGACCTTTGCCATCTTCTCCGCGTCGTTCGCGGAGATCATCACCAAGGACAGCGTATTAAATGCGCTGTCAAGGATCTGCATTGCCTGCTTTTTCATAGTGCCTCCTTATCCCGACTCCCACCAAGAGTCGGTGTAGATTTCTGCGTTGTAGGGTCTCCACGTGTCCGTGTAGATGTATGGCGTATACGCTCGCCACATATCCGTGTAGATGTACACAGCGCCGCCCGTAGTGCCGCCGCCCTCTGTGGTAAACGATCCGCTGTCGGAATAGCTGGTCTCCACCCATTGATTGAGGTTGGTGTCCCAATAGCAGAGCACTGCCTCCCAATCGTAGGTTTTGCCGGGAGTAAGTCCGTCGAACGAATCCGTAAACGTGTTGTTCGCGCCGGAATCCTCGTTCGAAGTCAAGTAATACCCGTACCCCAGAATGCCGGTCACGTAGATTGCACGTGCTCGGTCGTGGTAGCTGTCTCCGTAAAACGTGCCGTTGAGAACGGCTGTCGTCGACCCCGTCGCCGTAACGCTGACGCTAAAACTTGCCATGCGTCACCTCACTGACGGAGGAAAAACAGTTTTCCCCAGCTACCGGCCGGTAAGCTATTTCCGTACATCTGGCTGCCGATATACAGCTCGCCGCCGCCGAGCGACACAATGTTGTTGGACAGCGTGATAAATCCACCGTAGGGACCGCTGGCTTTTAGGTATACGTTAGTCGCCGATTCCAGCTTGATACCGCCATAGAGGGTTTTAATGCCGATACCATAGTCAACGTTCGTCTCGACGAGCGAAAGTTCGCCCACTTTGGTATTGCTGTTTGCCAGGAGTTCCACCGTCTGGCCGCGCAACTTCTGCGCTGTGATAGAAGTGCTGTCAATGTACGTCGCGATTGCATTGTCGACCTCGCTTGCGCTCAGGCCCGCGTTGTTGTCGACGTAGGTCTTCGTAGCATAATTCGAGCCGTCCTTGAGATCGCCGACGCGGATGCTGCCGGTCTGGATTTGGTCGGCTGTCAGCGTACCCTTGATATTCGCCGCATCGACGTACAGATTATCCGTCTTGATGCTGCTGCCGTTGATCTTGGTCGTGCCGCTCGCGTCCGTCACCGTCAGGCCGTCCAGCGTGGTTTTGACCTCAGTGTACTTGCCGTCGATGCCCTCGACCTTGAGCATGATCGCCTCGCTGGTCTTGGTGATGAGCGAGCGGGTTTCGGCAATCTTGCGGTTGAACTCCTGCGTGATGTACCCATCAGATGGGTATTCGTCTTCCATCTCCGCTTCTCCGGGGGAAGAAATACCCGAGTATCCGCGCCCATCATCAGAGAGTTTAGACAGTGGCGAATAAATGCCACCAACCGTCACACCATCTCCCAACTCTGCCGCTGGATCGATGTTTGCTGCGCCTGCTTCGTAAGCCTGATACCGGTAGCCTTTCATGGTTTGCAGCAAAGCATTTACCATTGGCTGCGTTGCGTGAGGGCAGCTTGCAATAACTTCCATGCCGGTATCATCGCCCGCCGTCAAACTGTTCTCGTCATCCACAAGCAGCGTCACACGGGAGATAGGCTTATACTTGCCATTGTCGGCAAAGCTTGTAATGTCGCCGCCGACGTAATATTTATCAGACAAGAATCCTCACCCCTCCAAACGTGATAGCGCTGCCCGCTTCTGTAATGAGATAGTTTGTCTCGCTCGGCATGGACAACAACGGAATAAGTAACAGTTTCCCTGCATCGGTAATAATCCAGTTCCCGCCGTGCGCCGCTGCGATAAAACATAGCTCATTGCGGATGGTGTAATCATTTGCGGGGTAGTCGATGGTATATGAGCTATTGAGCACT